TTTCCAGAATTTTTCTCTTTTCCAAAATGGAACTTTTTTAACCTTGCCGATTAAATCAATACACGCCATTGCTTCTAGCATTCCCCAACATCCATCACAGGCTTTTTTATTGCACCAGTTTACGAATTCTTTAAATTTCATTTTTGAGTTCCTCCAACTTTTTCTCAGCTTCTTCACGAGAAAAATAAACCTTTGCTTCTTGCTTCTTTTCTAAAACTCCGTTAATAATTTGTAAATGAAAGCCTTTTTTGTCAATATGAAAAGCATCCACTTTGTGTTCTACAATTCTAAGAGGTTTTCCTACAATATCATACATTGTATCTCCTACTTTACACGGTAATCTCACAAGTAAGCCCTGTTCTTCTAAGTCTTTATAAGATTTCAGTTCCTCTAACCATTTCGCAAGCTGTTCGTGTTCTTCTGCACATTTCATACAATTAGCCTTCATATAATTTTCTACAGAATCATTTGAGTCAAATTTTTCTGCGTCATTATAATTCATATCTGCTACTTCTTTTGTATGAACAATAGCTTCTTCAAGTGTTAATCTCTCCATCTACTTCACCTCTTATATACAACCCACTTATCAGAACCTTTGAACTTTACCCTTATCTTTACCGGATGCCCATCGCCAATCATCCCTTTGGGTTTATATTCACCAGCAAATGTTGCTCCTTCTAATGTCTTGTGGCTTTTCTCACATGCAATAGCCTTTTCTTTATCCGCATAGTCAGTATTGCAGATTTGACATGTATATAATGTTTTCTTAATCATCTACTTCACCTCTTCCATCTGACTTTCTACAGTATCTGCAAGCAGCTTCAAGGACTTAATAAATGAGTCCGTCAATGCTGTTCTGTCTGGGTATTTAGTGAATGCTCTGACAAGGTTTACTGCATCCTTGATTTCTTCTTCATCTTCGACGATTTTGGATGCTTCAAGCAATTCCTTTTCAAAGCTGTAAGTAGCGATCTTATTATCGTAAAAAATCAATATGTTTGGAAATGGAATTTCGATATGGTTTAAATGGTTTTCTCTCGCCCATTTGAATCCCTGAAACCTTGCTATTTTCAGAACACTCAAATATTCTTCCTGTGTCTTTACGAACACGTTTTTTCCTGTTAAATTAATCATATTTTTCCTCCCTTAATCTTATTGCTCGCTTTACCTCTTTATCAGAATCTCTGACAACTCTACCACTTGCGCATTTTACACATTTGATTCTCCAACCACCTTTATATCTTTCGAAATGTCCATAACCTGTTGGGACTTTTTCACCGCAACAATAACAAGTTCCTGGATACCTATTCCTTGCCATTTACTTCACCTCTCCTGTAATTTCATCAATACACTGATTCCAGCCCTCTGCAAAGCCAGCATCAGATGTATTGGCTGGATAATCTCCATTGTCTTTCTCGGGCAAGTCCATAAGTGGACACCAATCAGGTCTTGATTTGCTTTCACAATCATAATGTTCTTCTGTCATCAGAATTACATCATAATCTAAACAGTCAGCTAATTCACAATAACCCACATATTCAAGTTCGCCGCAGTATGCGGTTCCGAACGGGCAGCCATAACAATTTTCTGGCGTGTCAATCACTAATACTTATTTGCTCATTCAACTCCACCGCCTTTCACAATTTCTATCGCCCTGCTCAGTCCAGCATTGTATCCTTGATGCACATCGGATAAGATACATTCGGATTCGATGAATTTATCTCTTTTCAATTCGCCAATAACCTTATCAACATCAAATGCTGTCGGCTGCTCGTCCAAAATATGTATATATCTGTCTATAATCTTCTGTATTGGTTCTCCTAAGATATTTTGAAGCAGTATATCTTTTTTTAATTTATCTGCGTCGATTAACCGCATTCCTCAGCCCTCCTTGTATGGTTCTGGAAGTGGCATCCAGGCTTTTATTTCAATCCAATCAATACAACTTTCTAAACCATATTCCACATCCGAATTAACACTACATGTATCACACCAGGTATTTTCCCCATCAGTGACAATAATTTCTTGTCCATCATCTGGTAGTAATCCGTCAAGGTAATATTCAATATCCTCTGAATAACCATTTTCCTTACGTTCTGCATCCGTGATTTTATGATACTTGACGATAATCCAATCTTTTTCTTTCTCATCCTGCTCCAGATCAGCAAAAAGTAATTCTACAATTTTTGAGATATTATTTTTTGAGAAATAAGCTCCGTTCCCTGTGTTTTCCACCTCATTCTTCAATTGAATTAATCTGTCTTTAATATGACTCATGCTTCCACCTCACTATCCTTTGGCATCTGGAACGTCATTCCATTTTTGAGCATTTCTCCAAGTTCTCCTGCATGTGCTTTGTTTTCTTCCGTTTTTGGCTTCATACTTAATATCCTACATACTTCTGGAATTACATATTTTGTGTATTCCGAATCTCCATAGGCTTCCTGAATCATGTCCAGTACCTTCATGGCTTTTGCTTTGGTGGAATATTTTCCTAAAATAAAATATCCTCCACTTCTCTGTGCATCCTGCAAACTCCAACATATAACATTCAATGAATCTGGGAGTTTTAGATTGACTACAATGTTTTCAAACTTTACCAGCGCTGTTTTATCCTGCGTCCTCCTTAATATCTATCAAATTCAATGTTGTTGTCTGAATAGAATCTGTATGAATCCTCTCTGATTTTATTAACTTCACGCATGACAACTTCTTTCGCTTTGCTGACAGCTTCGTTAAAATCTTCTGTCCCAAGATCATAGTTATCAATGTTCAGTGCCTTGCTGTTGAGAAACAGTGCATCTCCGCACCCGACATATTTGTGGATACTGATTCCTAAAGAATTATCTTGCAATGTAAAAACGCTCCCGGTTTTGGGCTCTTCGTTATATTTAGCGTTACTTTTGAATTTCATTTTGCGTCCTCCTTATCACTTGCTCTTCGATTCCACTGTTCTACGGCTTCTCCCTCTGTTTTTCTCCAACGCTCAACCATTCCATCACATTCTGTACAAGCTGCAAGATATTCTTTTCTCGAATCCTCATATTCATTAATCAGCATTTCTGCCTTTCCTCCGCAAAACGGACAAGGTTTTAATTCATCCATTTTTCATCCTCACTTTCCCCATGTAAGCAACTACATGGTCAATCAACAAAAAACTCCATCTGTCCATCATCAATAAACTTCTTTTTCTTCCGGCTTAATGTATCACCCTGCTGTCTCAATCTATCTACACGGACTTTCTGGTTAAAGTTTGCCATATAATTATCGTCAACTTCTGGCGGTACTTTTAGAAAATATTCTTCTGGAAGTGGAAGATTATGTTCCTCGCAACAATTTGCAATCTCATTTCTGTATGAAAGAATATGGTTTCTGGTTAGATTCATATTGCATCCATCTGTCCAGAACGGATCATTACAGCCATTTTCGTTGATGTGTTCCCAGATAGCACGCTCATGCAATAGATTTTCTCTTAACAGCTCTAATTCCTGTTCCGGTGTTTTCTGCTTCATTCTCCTTCTCCTTTCGCTCATGTAAACAACTGACACGCTATTGTGCAGTTGGTACATGATTAATCGGTCTCTACCTTTGAATAACTCAATCTATATGCCCTCTGCTCTGTCGGATCCTCGCTAACAAGTAATTCATTGTCCAAAAGCAAATTAAAGTGTTTTCTTGCAGTAGCCATTGAAATATCTAATCCATCTGCAATATTTCTTGTAGACGGCATATAGCGGTGTTTACGGTAATATTTCAGAATAAAATGATATACCGCTTTATACATCTCCTGTCCCTCTTTATGTTTGCGCTCTGTATTGTATTTTCCCATCAATAACACCTCACTTAATCGTTAATGCGGAATCTCAAAGATTGTAAATGTATCAAGTGTCATTTCTTTAATCTTCTGCGCTGCTTTATCCAGGTCCTTACTGGCTAAAGAGGTATGTACTCCTGTAATGCCCCGGAATTTTATTTCCCTCTCAAGCGCTTCTATACCGCCATCTCTAACGATTCTGAGCGCCAAACCAAGACCATCCTCTCTTCCTCGCTCATACTCCTTCATTTTGTTCATTGGTTTTCTCCTTGTTCAGATTTTTAGCTTTCTTATGCATCTTGTCCAGATAATCCGCATAGGCTGTAAGCATGTGATCCACAAATCCGTTTTTATTATATTTGTCTGATACAACGTGTATCTGCTCAACTACCTGCTGCCAGTATTCGTCCTTTTCTTCTATTCCGGCGGTCTGAAGGACCAGTGCCGGAAAGTCGATTTGTAAAAACTTTATGGTGTTCGGTATCTGCTCATGCGTCACTCTCATACTTATACACCTTCTTCTACCTCAAAACTCTGTTCAAGAAGTCGCTCGTTATCTTTGCTAAACGCCTTTATATAGCTCTGTTTTATCGGTCTGATAAAATGTATGCCATTAGCGGATTTCGCCCGGGAAACAGCCACATAGAACTGTCCAGGATCCCAACAACAAGGATCAATATTAATCTTTTCAAATGTCTGTCCCTGTGATTTATGAATACTGATTGCCCAGGCAAGTTTTACCGGGAACTGAGAGAATGATCCAACTTTCTTACGGACAATCTTCTCTTTCACGATCTTCTGACCATCCTTTTCTTGTTCAGATTCCTCAATAACCTGTTTCTCAATGTCTTTACTGTATCTGTACAAGTTAACTGTTTTGCCCTTATCAGTCTTGATAACCAGATAGGATTCTTCAAATTCTCCGTTATCCACAATTTTCTGAATGATGCCAATCGTTCCATTGACGTAGTTTCCAGACAGATCATTGACTGTAATCATCACTTTTGCACCGATGTTAAGAATTAAGTCCTCTCTGGCAAATGCAATGTTCTTGATATCGGCAGATGTCAGATCTCCGTCAACTGCTGCATGAAACACTTTTTCGGTCTTTTTATCTAACTTGCCAAGGAAAGTATTGTTAATTCTGTCAGCTTCTGCATTAGTGCCGACCAAGAACGGTGCTTCCGGTATAACCTTGTCCGATTCGTTATTCTCCAGATATGCAATGGATTTTCTAATATTGTTGCCGTATTTGATATCATTCAGCACATACTTAAAACCCTCATCATTCTGTCTGCATACATCATCAAGTTTGATATATTCAAATCCTATTTCTTTCCAGTATTCAGACATGAAAGCATATCCGTGTTCGTACTTTCCGCCCTTTCCATAATCAGATCCATACATCCGACAGAGGATTTTACGATCATCTGTTGTGATAACTGGTGGAAGCTGGTAGAAATCCCCGATTACGATCAGTTGAACGTCTTCTTTATCCTCTCCGCTCAAAAGTCTATCAACCGCTCTCTCTTCATTTTCTGTAATGATCGTCTTCGCAATCATATTAAACAGGTCGAACCGGCACATGCTGATCTCGTCAATAATAAGAATATCCGCTTCCTTCAACAGTTCAGCTCTGGATTTCACTTTTTTCTTGTAATCCTCAAATTTGATTGAGATATTCAATGCACGATGCACAGTAGTCGCTCCATATCCGATATTGTCCGCAGCTATTCCAGTAGTAGCAGATACCAGAACACTTTTACCAGCTTTTTCCGCCTCATCAATAAACGTTTGAATAACCGTTGTTTTACCTGTTCCTGCATCTCCCGTAAGGAAAACATTACTGCCAGACAACATTGTGTCCAATGCGTACCGCTGTTTTTTATTAAGCTTCTCTTTTTCCATTTTTGTAACCACTCCTTATGCCTTAGTAACCAATTGTAACAATCTGAATTTTCATGCAATTTAATTTTATTTTTTAATTTGTATAATCATTTTATTTTTGTAACCAATGTGTAACCAACTTTTCAACCACCTTGGTTACACCGCAAGCCCTTATTTTATGCGGGTTTCAGAGTTATGTAACCGTGTAACCAATGTAACCAAGGTTTTCCTATAGGAGATTGCAATGTATATATGATTTTTTTATATATTTTTTTATTCCCTATACACATGCTTTTCCGCGGGTTACATGGTTACATGGTTACAAATCACGAAAACGGAACACTTGTTCCAGTATTGGCAGGTATAAAATCAGCTTCAACATGCTCATTTTCCTGTTCGTCTTCAAGATCTTTTATATCAATAATCTTTACAGCAACAAGTCTCATTACACTTCCCCCATCTCTTTTTATTACCGTATCCCTTTTTCCCGTATGCTTAATTAATTCTCGATTAATCGCCCATGCTGAAAAGGCTTTTCTGGAGAATCCGTTGTTCTTTAGGAGATTTTCAAGAGGCTTTGGATAAAAATACACATATACGTCTCCATACTCATCTGGTGTCTCTTTGAATCCCCACTGATCACAGCTGAATTGTGCATCAAAGTGCTGTCCGTATACTGAAAGGCTTTCAATGATAAATTCATAGCATCGTTGACCCTCTGATACATCCTTCTTGCGCGTAGGTATGTCCACAACGTCCTCAACTGTAAGTTCACATTCATCCTTAAATATGAAATCTGTAGCTAATTTATCCGCCAACAGAAGAGTAGATATAGCCATTACCTGTTTTGCCGGAAAATTATATCCATCAAAACCCTTTTCAATCTCAGACTTCATTTCTTTTAGCTCATCCGGTGTAAATTTTTTAAGATTTCCAACAAATACTCTTCCAGCAAAGCCATAATTTTTCATTACAGTGCTATTAATTTCTGCTGGATTCTCATAAATATCTTCGCAGCACTCAATTTCAATAATTCTGTTGATTGCTCCACCGGAATCCGCAAATTCTGAAATAGGATTTTCACCGTTGCAAATGGTTACATTACTCCATGTATTCTCCTTAGCTGCTCCGAGGTCCTTATTTGATCTTCCTTTCCCTTTACCGGAACAGAGATTGTAAATCAATGTTTCGTAGTTGTCCCGAATATATTGAGAAGCGTTCTTAGAGTCATCGAGGATCATCGGAAAGTTATTAAGCATGTCTGCTCTTGTCTCCAATGACGTATCTGTTGACCGGAAATTCCCAACGTAGGATCCTGGCGACGGGTTTCCCCAGATAGATGCAGCTATGTTGATCGTTACTGTCTTGCCGCCGCCTGTCTGTCCGTAGAAGTCTACAATGAATGGCAATGCATCAAGCGGTTGTACAAGCACACTTGCAAAAGATGCTGCCAGTGCTATTCGTGGTTCTAATCGTCCGCACGATCGTAACTGTTTAGCCAGAGTCACCCACTTGAAGTAGTCTCCACTTTCCTGTATACTCTGGAATAGTGTTTTAAAGCGGTATTCGCCGTCAAAGACGATTGAAAGGTCGTAAGGTACAAATACATTGCCATGCCACCCCAACTTGCTCGTAGAGTGCTGTATGTCGATCATATCGGCATTGTACATTTCAACGTCCGCCAGATACTTCACAAGAAGCCTTGCATTCTCCGAGTTGACCTGCACACCGAACCTTGCAAGATTAGTTATCGCCCTGGAAGTCACAATGTCGATTTTTGGAACAGTTATTTCTGTCCAGCATCCATCTCTTTTAAAAGCCACTGTGATCTGTTCTTCGCCTGTCTCAATATTTTTCAGTCGACGTATCGGCATGATTGGATGGTGGCATACAAGTTCTCTCGCCTTGGATGTTTCAGAAGAAAATATTCCGTTTTCTGTAGCTATCCAGCTGCCACAAGCCATGTTTGGATATTCTTTTCCAATATCATCCTCATAAAAGTTTGTGATATTTTCAACTAACTGCATAGAACGATTTACTTTTTCTTCTTTTTCCTTGTCCTGTTCTGCTTTCTGGAATTCTTTTATGAATTCCTCGGCTATGCTTTTTGCTCTTACACTCTTCGCCCTGTCCATTAACTTAAATTTAGCTTCCGAACGGTCGATTTTACTTTTTATTGAAAAAAGTTCTTCATACAGTTGCTTCTGCATAAAATCATTTGCTTGCAAATTTTCAATATTTTCAAGAATGCTTCTCACCTCCTGCCTTAGCTGACAATATTTCATATCTGCTTCTTTCTTTTTCAAGGTTGAACTGGCACATATACCACTCTTCTGAACCAGGAGGGAAGGTTTTTAGCGCTGTTTCGTACATAAGTATGTTCTTTTCTACCTGCTCAAGCTCATTAGGATCCTGAGCGGGATTACATTTTTTTGATTTGATATCTCGCACTTCATGTCTAATCTGGTTGCGGCTTTTACCTTTTTTTGATACATAAGTACCGCCCAGCTCAATAAATGCAGTGCTAAAAGGGACAGATTCGTATTGCATCACGAAATCAAACACATCACCGCCGATTCCGCAGCCGAAACAATAAAAGGAATCATCGTAGATCTTACATGACGCTGACTTTTCCTTGTGAAAAGGGCAACATATAAAACCGGCTCTATTTGGCTTAAGCCCATATCTAGAAAGAATCTCAGGCATTTTCACTGATTGCTTGATTTCATCTTTTGTCATGACAACAACTCCACGATTCGCCGTCCAGTCTCTTCTTTTGTACAGAATTCAAATCGAACACCGTATTTATCTCTGATTGTGCATAGAGATTTATATAACTGGCAGCCATCAACAGCCTTGTCCGATATTACAGTCTTAACCTTTTTGCCATTTGCTGTCTTCCAGATAACTTTGTGCTTTCTTGGATTTTCCCAGAAGTACACATCACCAATTGATTTGATATCTTCACCATGTTCACAAAGGATAATAAGCTGAATACCTGCGTCGAGCGCTCTAATAAGCTCTGCCTTGAATCTTTCATGCTGCTGGCAGACATTTCCACAAAGCTCTTGTAAATCCTTCTTACGGTCAATACAGAGCTTTGCATTATCCAACGACTGATAATCTCCACAGTATAACTTTGATCTGAAATACTGCACTCCAAGGTCATCAAACTGCTTTTGAATCCGTTCCCATTCCTTTTTATGTTCACGTGTATCACATTGTACGACCAATCAGATCACATCCTTCTGGTATTTGTATTTTCCAAAGAATTCACTATACTGTTTTATAATCTCCCAACGATTTTCGTAACGATTCCACTTACTATTATCTCCTACTCCTATTTGCGTTTTTCCGAGGGTTGAACAGGAAGGGATTATTAATACCTTCCGGCATGTTTCATCATCATTCAAACAATATAAAAGGAAGATGTCGCAAGTCGGATTTTTCTTTTCAAGGTTGAATGTAAATGCCTTTGAATTGCAATTGTTTGTAAATTCCTTAGATGCTTTTACGTCTATTTTTACACTGTTATCAGTAAGCAAATCATAAGGGTGCCTTGAGCTTGTTTGCACACTATTCAATCCGACATTCTCGTAAATATCTGAAATTGCTTTTATTTCATATTTGTTTCCAAAAGTTGTATCAGAATATTTAAGAGGCAGTCCAAGTTTTTCAGCCCAATATACAGTCCCTTTATGCTTTGCAATCTTACAAGCAAGGCTTTTGTTTCCAAAGACTTCTATCATTTCGGAATGAGTTGGAAAATGATCTAAATTCAATTTCTCAACAACTATCATGATATTTTCTTTGATAAGATCGTCGTTCCATGGTATTCCATGTGTATATCCCATTAACTCACCTCTATATTAATTGAACGGAAGGACATCATCTGCTACGTTATCCGGAATACTCATAAAATCAGTTCCTGCTGGATTCACCCCCATGATAGCTTCTTCCTTCAGATGATCGTCATACGCTTTTGTGGTGCGTTCTTCTGGGATATCTGCATCCTTAATTCCCTCAATACTACGGAACCATGCAAGCTTGTGACGTTTTACTTCTCTGTTGTCGTACCAGTCTTTCTCCAGACGGAAGATGCCACCGATCAGCTTGCCTTTAAACTGCTGTCCGAAGTTATCGCCCCACTTAACAGCAAAGCCCGGATTTGACTTTTCTACGCATGTAATGAATGTTTTGAGATTACGAACACCATAATCTACACTCTCATCAATGACCATATAGTTAGTGCCGGCGTTCGGATATTTCTTGTCTGGACGAATGTCATTTTCGAACTGCTTCATAAAGTATCCTGCCTGCTCGTCTCCATCTGCAAAATCAAACAAGATAACAAGCATATCAAGCCCGCCCTGGGATTTTTTCTCTGATACCTGCTTAATTACCATTTTGTGACCGCCGAGTGTAATCGGTTCAAATTCTCCTGCTGCCTGTGTTGTATCATAACTATTTGGTTTCTGCATTGTCTGTTCCTCCTAATTCATAATAATCTCTGATAACCTTGTCAACTTCTGCAAGGTCGTTATCAATAGTTAAACTGTCAAACATCCCGATCGGGGACTTGCTTACCGCTCCCTGACTTGCCTGAGTGACAAATAAATGTTTTCCACTTTCTTCAATGCAGCGGAGAACAATCGTAAACATGCCCTCCACGCAAACTTTTTCATCCAAAAGTTTTCCTATTGTCTTTGGCTTTACATCTCCAGAATCGTCCTTATCTTCATGCATCATAAGATATACGACTTTGCTTTCCGGAACCTTTGTTACAATGAACTGAATTAGATTCCAGAAATAATCACCAATGTCATTGTAAAGTGAAAATACTGCATTACCTTTTCCGGCAGAAGCGTGTCCACGCATAAAGTGGTTTGTGATAAGATAGCCTGCATCATCAATTACAATTGACTCTGCTTTTGATGCAATCAGGCACTTCATTACCTGCTGGTAATCATCTGTAAACCATCCGTCAATTTTCCCCTTGAATGGAAGTGGCTTGTTTAATACTCTGATAAGGTTCCAGTTTTTGTTTTGACAGTTTCTAAGACTGGTACTTTTGCCAGAACCAGATTTTCCTATAATTAATACGGGTGTTGCGATAAGTCATTCCTCCTTGTCATAAACTACATGCTTGCTGCCCTCAACGATCAGCAAACTTGCAATATCTTTCATTGATAAGGTCGATTCGTTATAGATTTCAACCAGTGCATTGTAAGCACCTGTTGATACTTTCACGACCGGGTTGTCCTTATCGGTTGCCGGCTGCTTCTTTCTTGCCGGAATACGGATTTCAAATTCACTCACTGATACTTTCCTCCTTATATGATTTCTGGGCCGTTAAAAGCCCATTTAAAGCCTGTACATAACTCGCCAATGCTCTCGCCTTGTATGATTCCTCTATCGGATTATCCGGCACAATAGCAAGCTGGGTGTCAATCAATCTAACAATCTCATTAATGCGTTCTTCCATGTTTACACCGCCTTAAAAAAGCAATACAGGTTGTCTGATCTGTCGCCCTCTCCTGGAACAATCTTTCCATCTTCCTTTCGGTCTCCAGCGTGATATTCGATTCTGTCCAGGTACATGTCCGCATTTTCATAATCAAGGATATTGTCTCCTCGACTCTGCATTTCCCGGAGAAGATCATTGATTACCTGGGCCAGGGTGAGTGTAGGTAGCATTCTGAGCATTGATGTCTCATACATCATTAGCATTCACCTCTTCTTCAAGAAGTCTAAGCATGTGAGTTTTAGCTTTTTCAAACTGTCTACGATTAAATTTTTCTTGCGCGTCACTTAATAAGAGCGTGTATAATCCATCATATCCATGATCCTTTTCAAAACCTCTATCCATGATATAGATGTTAACAGATCCAGTTCCAGTGCTAATATCAATGGATAAATAAGCAGGTGTTTCATTATAAATACGTTCTCCGAGATCAATAATCTCTTTAATCATTTTCCACAACATTTCCATTCTCCTTTCTTAAAGCAGTGCTAAATACGTAAACAATGCGAATACGATACTTGCCAGGACTTGCTGCAAGTTCTTCTCCCACATCCACACCGGAAGAAAAGTAAGCAGAATCCCAATAATCGCACTGACTACGATATCCTTTCTGTTCTGTCTAGGTGATTTCATTTTTTTCCCTCCAAAAAGAAAAAGATTACAGACTGTAAGCAATATACCAGAAGATATTAGTAATGATTAACAGCGCGGCAGTCAAAAGCCATGCACTGAACCACTTCTTAGTCTCTCTTTTTGCTTTTCTTACGATTTCAGTAGCTAACGCTGTCTCGAAATCGTTCCATGTAATCTTTTCATTTGTTACATTTTTTTTATTTTCCATGTTATTTTCCTCTCGCTTAATATTGACTTTTTAGCGGATAGAGGATTATAATTTACCTGTATCCACTAAGGTTGGTTTAGTGGCTTACTGCTCCGGGGTGGAGGTGCCGACTCCCTCCGGGGCGCTTATGCCAAATTTGCTTCTTTTCTTCTGTAATAGTCCAAGATAATTCTCGAACATTCATCGACGATTTTTTGATTGTCTTCCGGTGTATTATCCTTGCAGTAATCATCATGTATTCTGATTATCCCGCCAGATTCATTTTTTATTGTTTTAATTACTGCCATAAGAATCTCTCCTTTCTACGATAGATTATGATGCTTCTTCTATTTTTGCTTCTTCTGCAAAATGTTTCTCCATGAGATCGGCAATCATCAAGTATTCTTCGGCGATTTTGCCTTTTCTGGTATTTTTCACCTGTTCGCGGAACTCTGGAATTGTTCCATAGAAGCAGCCGCAAGACACTTTAACTTGTTTGTCCTTACATCTGAAGAATGTAGTTGTGCGGAATTGAGTACCGAATCCATGAATAGTTGCGTAATCTGCATTGTCGAACACCCTTGCATTGCCGAACACCCATGCATTGTCGAACACCTCTGCATTGCCGGACACCTCTGCATTGTAGGACACCCTTGCATTGCCGGACACCCTTGCATTGTAGGACACCCTTGCATTGCCGAACACCCTTGCATTGCCGGACACCCTTGCATTGTCGGACACCCTTGCATTGCCGAACGCCCATGCATTGCCGGACACCCTTGCATTGTCGGACACCCTTGCATTGTCGAACACCTCTGCATTGTCGAACACCCATGCATCGCCGGACTGGTTTACATTTTCTTCTTTTTCTACCCATCCGCCAGTTTCTCCGGCTTCTACATTCCCAAATGATATGAGCGCCTTGATTCGAAAAAGCTTCTTCCCGAAAATGTTAATTTTGGTTTCTGATGTTAATTCAAATTTCTTCATGTTTTCCTCCTTAATTACTGTGAAGTTACAGCTTCTTTCTTATCTGATTCTTGCTCCAGATTATTCTCAGAAAAAACTTTCCGTCTTCTTCTCAAATAATGTCTTGCCATTCAGATTAGCTCGAAGCTCATATTTATGATCTTGATATTGACTCTCTTGAAGAATCTGGGCTAAAATGTCGTTTGGAGTAACCAATTGACATGTAAAAGTAGCTTGCGGACATTGAAGTTGTGACTCAATATCTGATATTCTCTTTTCAAGAGAACGGATCTTTTTCCTGGTTGATTTGCTCAACTGTTTTCACCTCCCTACCTTGACTTTTTATATTTGTTCTCCTATCCTGTAAGCGCAGGCACTGGAATGCTGAGTATTGAGGAAAGGAGACGAATATGGTTGAAACAATTACACGACTGTATCATTGCCACAAGATTCACAAGCATGTGACTGTTTATGAAGAGTATGAGGTTTCTGGTAACAGCCGCCGCCTACTGCGGTGCTCATGTCCATATCATCAATACACGGAAATGAAGCCGCACTGTGATGGGTATAATGATCATGGTTTTCAATGTGGTTATGCAAAAAATCAATAACCAGGCTCACTAACTCATCTGGTCGCTCACTGGGCGATAGGTAACAGTAAAGCCGTAAGTCACATTTGCAACAGTCTCCACCAGATTCTTTGCAGTGTTGGCTGACGGCTTTGTTAAATTGTAATGCGTCCATTGTTTTCACCTCCATGTTAAGAACTTTCTTTCTGTGCCTTATCAGAATCATCTGGCTTATTCTCAGAAAAACTTTCCGTCTTACCGAGAATGTATCCCTTGTCAAATTCTGACATATTAGGAATCACGTTTTTCAACTTTTCAACGATTCTTTTTTCTTTTTCTGACATATACGCACCTCTTTTCTTGTGATATACTCTCCTGTAAAGGAGGTGTTCATTTGATAACAAGATATCAATATAAAATATTGAAAAAAGCTTTAAGAAATTGTGGATTTACTCCTGGTAATCAGCACGAAGCAGATGCTTGCAGATACCTTTTCAACAAAAAATGCTTTATGCGCTCAAGATTGCGAGAGTACGAATATGAAATCACGCAAGCAGGAGAAGTTGCCATGAAAGCATATTTCCAAGATATATCCAGATTTTGGATAACAACTGTTCTGTCCATCATTGCGCTGATTACCGGTCTTTTCTCAATCTCTATACAATCAGAGCCACTATTGAAATTGTTAGAGCAATTATTGAAATAACTGTTAAAACGTGTGTGCAGATGGATAATGATTTCACATATCGTGAATATATTCCGAACTGCTCTTTCAGATATTCGTTATCTGTCTGCTCACTTGGAATTTCTTCAGCATAGTTATGGCGGGAACAGCAGCTATTTTGTGTTTCAGATTCCATTAGTATCTGCTCCACCTGACTCCATACGCCTGACGTTTTTAATTTCGACCAGTCTTGGCTCGTCATTTTGAGTTGAACTGAAACCTGACCGAGAATATTTTCACTGACGGTGCAGTCTAACATTTTTCTTCACCTCCTTCGTTGTACTTTGTACACTCTTAATATAATACTATGTACAACTTTTGTCAAGAACTATTTTTGTACATTGTACAATTTTTATTATTTACTTTTTTAATTATGTGGTGTATAATCTTATTTGAAAGGAGGTGTACGAATTGAAAAACAGAATAAAGCAAATAAGAAATTCTAATCCTAATTGGAAGAGTCAAGATTTATTTGCAAGCTTTTTGGGAATACCAAAGGCAAATTTATCTAGTTATGAAACTGGAAGAAGAACTCCTACAGACGCAGTAATTCAATTAATCTGCGAGAAATGTTCTGTAAACGAAGAATGGTTAAGGAATGGAACTGGAGAACCGTTTCAACCAGAGAACAAAAACGATGAAATTTCTAAGTTGTTCGGAAATGTTCTAAAGTCTAGTGATGATGATTTTAAATACCGTCTCATCAATGCTCTAGCAAAGCTGGATGATTCTGGATGGGATAACTTAGAAAAGCTCCTAGACACGATTTACGAAAAGAAATAAGAAAATAGCCAAGGGCAATGCGCAAACCCTTGGCTTTTCTTTTTAACCGATTAATGTTTTTATGAAAATGTATATTGACCTCAGCCAACATCTGTTTTCTATCTTTTGTATCATTTCAATAATTTCCTTTTTGTAATCCATTTTCCGTCCCTCCCAATATCGCACAATAAGAACATTTGTTCTCTTTTTATTTCATTATACCCTCTTCTCAGCGATATAGAACGGACTGGATCATACTTCTTGCCCTCTGCTTAAAAAGTGTTCCCTCCATTTGTCTTGAACGATTGAAAAAGAAATGGCATTTGCATTCCGCAGAAATATTGTTGCTTTTATTCACAATAAATGGCTGCTGCTCTGCTTCAGATACAACCGCCTGTGTATAATTATGTATTACGTATTGATTATTGGCACTTGCCTTAATAATCACTTCGGAATCTGTTGGATCAATGCTCTCACATAGCGGCGCGCGTACAGAAAATGTGAGCATTATCCCAAACAGAAAAAATATAACCAGCTTTTTTATTCCTTTCATAAAATCCCTCCAAAATTAGTTTATATTATACTCTCAATATAACAATTATACAATATCTCAATCTTGCACAAATTTTCTTACATTAATGCTGTATTTGACGAAAATCGAGAAAATTCTACATTTCCCAACAAAAAAAGAACTGAGGAGTTAAGTCCCCAGTTCCATTTTTTTTAAGATATAAAATCACTATTGTTATAAGATTTATTTTTTACAACGACTTTTACTTTTTTACTGATTTTCCCAGCTTTTACAGTGATGTAAGCCGTTCCTTTCTTTTTAGCAACTACTTTGCCTTTTTTATTTACAGTTGCAATCTTTTTATTAGATGATTTGAAACTAATCTTATCAGCTGCATTAAATGGAGTCTTACTTGCCTTTAAAGTAAAACTTTTTCCTTTTACCAGATTAATCACTGTTTTATTTACCATCAATTTAGTAGTTTTTACCGCCTTGCTCTGTACGGTAAGATTAATATTTACAGTAAATCCGCTTGCTAGTGTTGCTGTAAGAGTAGTCTTTCCTGTTTTCTTCAGAGCTGTTATTTTAAATGTTCCATCCTGTTTGATGTTGCTGATTTTTACGAGCTTTTTATTTTTAGGAATAACCGATTTTAAATAATCTCCTTTTGCCATACCAGTAATTTTTACTGCAGCTGTGCTTTTTCCTTTTTGCAGAATAACACTTTTATAATTAGCACTTCCTGTTGGTGATAAAATATCTCCGTACTTAACATCTCGTGATCCGCACCTCAAACAATATCTAGCCATCTCTGATCTGGACATTATGGTTGCTGTTTTTTCAGTTTCCCAATCACTCCATTTATGCCCTAATGCTTGCGCTAAGACCTGTCCACATTCAATGCATTTCTGTGATTCTGTACAGGTTGCTTCTGTTCCAGGAGTGTGATCTCCGCTCTTAACAAGAATAGCTCCACACACCGTACACTTTTGAGGTTTTGTACATGTTGCTTTAGCTCCTGGTTTATGTCCAAGTGCTGATTTTAAAACTTTTCCACATTCTATACATTTCTGTGGCGTGGTACATGTTGCAGCTGGTCCCGGCTCATGCTGTCCGATTGTGCATCCGCTTACAGTAGGTACTGGAACTTTTACATCGTACAGATCAGCAACCTCTACACTTTTAGAATGCACAATTCCTTTATTATAAAAATTTCCTCTTGGATAATATACAACTTGTCCATCAACCATATGTGATGCTCTTTTTTCCAGAACATTATTATTGTAATAGTTACGGCAATAAACATTACCAGATACATTAATTGTTCCGTAATTATAAAAACTTCCGAGAATATACAAATTGCCCTTAACAGTTAAATCACCGTAAAATGTATAAGTGGCATTATCCCCAATATACATGTTTCTCGCGACAACTCTTCCACTATACTCCATGATGTCATTGTTTGTTACAAAATCCCCCTCTTCTGTAGTTCCCATTGATACATTGATCCTGGATGCATATACAGGAGCTGCTACGCTGATTCCAGCCAGAAGCATAATTAATAGTAAACATTTTCTTATCTTTTTCATGTTAACTTTCCTCCCTTTGTTTTGATTATATTATACTATTGCAGTTAGGAAAAAGATAGATGGATTTTTGCTGAAAGCTTTTATATTTACTTATGTTTTGTTACATGTTATTATATTTTTACACAAAAAACCGACTCCTGCGACCAACAGGAACCGGTTTAATAAATAAGATAATCTCGGAGAAAATCTTACCTACACCATAATTATATCATCTCCTGGATTATCACACAAGTAAAAAAAGGAGAATGATAAAATGAATGAATCAGTATGCATCTATCTAAGGAAATCCAGAGCCGATCGGGAAGCTGAAGCACATGGAGAGGGTGAAACGCTCGCTAGGCATCAGAGAATCCTGTTAGATCTTGCAAAGAAAAAAGAGTACATTGTGGGCGCAATTTACCGCGAAGTGGTATCTGGAGAAACTATCGCCGACCGCCCTGTCATGCAGCAACTCCTTCACGAAGTAGAATCCGGCATGTGGGACGGTGTTTTGGTTGTCGAAGTAGAGCGCCTTGCCAGAGGTGATACAATTGACCAAGGTGTTGTATCCAGGGCTTTTCAATACTCTGACACGAAGATTATTACCCCAACAAAAATATACGATCCGAACAACGAATTTGATGAAGAGTATTTTGAGTTTGGACTATTCATGAGCCGCCGAGAATACAAAACCATCAAGCGCCGTCTGAATGCCGGAAGGATCTCATCAGTAAAAGAAGGGAAATACTGTGGCAACAAACCACCTTACGGATACGAAAGAGTTAAGCTCGAAAAAGAAAAGGGCTATACCCTCCGACCGGTTCCGGACCAGGCTGAGATTGTAAAAATGATCTACACCTGGTATGCCGGTGATGGCTGCGAACAAATTGGAGTTGCGAAGATTGCACGGAAATTAAATGAAATGGGGATAGAATCTGCACTAGGCGGTGACTGGACTCCTGCCAGTATACAGGGAATTCTAACAAATCCGGTATACATCGGGAAAATAAGGTGGAATGGGCGAAAAACTGTAAAGACTATACAGGATGGGCAAGTAATCAAGACACGTCCTCGATCAAAAGATACTCTTATTTGTGATGGATTGCATCCGGCTATTATATCGGAGGACCTGTTTAACTCCGTACAGGAAATACGAAAAAAGAACCCACCTCGCCCAGTTAGTATAGCAAACTCTATTCGTAATCCACTTGCCGGAATTGTCTATTGCAGCAAATGTGGTCGCGCCATGGTTCGCCGCCCTTATCAAAAGCATGGGCAGAAAGATACCCTCATGTGTCCATATACTTCTTGCCCCACAGTAAGTAGCAAGTTGTCTCTGGTTGAAAAATCTGTGATTGATGGAATTAGGGAGATTGTGGAAGAATATAAGTTAAACAATGATATTAATATATCTTCAAAGGCTATTGATTCAACAATAATTTCTAAACAGAATCTCATAAATGAAAAAGAAAACGAACTGAAAAGCCTGAACTCTCAGAAAGCAAAACAATATGATCTGCTTGAACAAGGAATCTACACCACAGAGGTTTTTCTTGAACGTGCCAAAACAATAGCCACATCTATCAAGTCTTGCTCCGATACTATAGAAAAATTAAAAGAAGAAATCAAACATGATCAGAACATTATAAAACAACAGTCGGATTTTATCCCGCGTTGCGAAGAGCTACTTGATAACTATTGGAGCCTTGATACAGAATCGAAGAATAAAATGCTTAAGAGTTTAATTGAAAAGGTTACATACTCAAAAGATACTAAAAACGCTTATGGGAAAGGCAACGAGATTGGTTTTCAGCTCGACATTTTCCCGAAAATCCAGAAGAATAATTAATGATATCTTCTATGTGCTGGCGAACTGGCACATTGATGTTATCAGTAATTAAATAAAAGAAATTCCCGGGGCTAATTCCCCGGGATATTTTTTACTGTTTCTTAATATATTTTGCAGATACGAAGCCATAATATTTTCCTGCAATACGGATATAATACCACTTACTACCGTTTTTATCTTTCTGTGTAAAATTCATTACTTTCACTTCATTTCCCTGGTTAAGCTTCGGGTATTTTTTAATGTTTGGATACTCAGTTCCAGCCCAGGTACGCACATTAAGCACAGTTGCGGTTACATTCCCCTTAAAAAGTACCTGCGTCTTATCCTGTTTGCTTGAAATTACAACTGGCTTATTAACCGATTCTTTTGCAAGATATCCAGTCCAGATCCAGCCAATACCGATACCGGAAACTTTTACATGCGTCCACTTTCCACTTGTTTTTCCATCAATTTCAACAACGGTTCCTTTATTGATTAAACCCATAACGTAACCATTCGGTGTTTCACGGACATACAAGTCATTTACTGTTGCTGCTCTGGTTCCTGTCTTTTTCCAAGAAGTGATATCTTCATAGGATTCCCAATCAATCCAAACATATCCGTCGATTGCTGGATCGTTGATGGAATAGGACTTATTGCGAACCGCTCCGCCATTTGCCACCACGCCAGCTACACTAGAAGTATTTCCTTCGTTTGTATAGATTCTCGAGCTGTCAAAACTCTTCACACTTCCAACATGAGAGCCATTGCGGAAGATTACAAGCGCACCTACCTTTGGAGTATTGTGCCAAGTACCTTTTTTCTTGGCCCAATTAGTGATTGATACACAATTATAAAAACCACCGCCCATAATCTGTAAGGCTTTTGTGATTCCTAGGATTTTCACCAATTTCCAAAACTGATATTCCGCACACCACGGCTGCTTCTGGCATCCTGGCTGCCCCCAGTTATTCACATCTCTTGCGAATTTGGTGTAATTGTTGTATCCTGCATTCTTTTTGAAATCATCCAGATAGGCATTACTTTTCTTTTCAATGTACCCGCCGTTGGATGCGTAATAATCACCAAGGTTTAAAAATTCCTGTAATTTGCTCATTATATCATTCCTTTCATATTGATAAGTACATGATACAACGAGCAATTATGAATTTCAGCCCCACATTATATAATATAGCCGAAACATTAGCGCAATAAATGCACTAAATAGTGACTGTTCAAAAACAAAGGTTTTCACAATGCAAACCGAATACGGACATCTATATTTAAAAAAAAATGTAAACGTGGTAGGTGTATACGGCTTATTTGAAAACTTACCGCTTAATACGGAAAAAATTAAAATGACAAAAGATTATAAAGATTTTAATCCTAATTATGCCTATGCAGTTTTAGATGTAAAAAGTGGTGAAGCGCCCTTTGTTACTGTTGGCTCCATATGGTTGTATCCTGACGGACAAACAATGCAATTATATAAGCCCGCGAATCTTTCAAAAGCTTATATTGTAGGAAACTATGTTATACAGGCATAATAGTGACTTTCGACCTTTGAACAGATTACTATTTTAACGCCTACAAGTAATAAAAAATCCATGCCAATTATTTGCAAAGTTTGAACCATCTTTATGCCTGATTTCTATAGATGTTTCGCCTTGCATGGTAATGCTATATAGTGAGTTGCAAAAAGTTTGCGAAAAGTATTACGCGATATCTGGTGAAAGTAATGTTGCAGAAGACCAATCAGGAAGAGCAACATATATTGTTTTTTTGGAAATATCAACACTAATATCGCAATTAGCACCAGCAAGCTTAGTTATTATTGCATTATTAAAAGTATTTATTCCAATGTAATATAACGATGAATCTTTTTGATTTTGAGTTATAAACATAATAATACTGCATCTTAAAGTATTATATGTAAATGTTAAAGTTCCGCTACTGCTGGTATTTGATTTCTTTATACAATATAACGCTACTAGTTTAGAAGTCTCACTATTTAGTGCATTTATTGCCCCGATGATTGTCTTGTTACTAGTCTGCAATTCCGAAATGGTAGCCTCGTTCAATTTCTTAGCTACCCACTTCCAGAAAGTGCCAAAAAGAAGCCTTTTGTTTTTTCCGTCTGTGGAATCACGAGCCATTACTTCATCTGCATCTACCGGTGTTGCTGTTTTTTCTGTGTAATTACTCCATGTGTTATTAGCCATAATCTTATACCTCCATTGAAATATGTTGTTTGATAAGTTGTTTCAATTCTTCTAGCTCCGCTTTCACGGAATCAAGCTCAGATTGTATATCTTTGACTTTCTCATGCTCGTTCTTCAACATGGCGAACATACAGGGAATCATAATACGGTAGTTCCAGTTCTCAGCACGTCCTTTTTCGTCATGGTCAACGGCAATCGGGAACCTGCGGTCAATATCCTCTGCAATGAACATTGGCATTTCTTTTCCACACCGTTCGTCTTGCTCCATAAGATATCCATCTTTGTATTTCGCCCAGATTACCTTGACTCTATATAGGTCTTCCAGTTCGTCTTCTTTTACTGTTTTCCCGAGTACTTTATAATGCATAGAGGATGATGCAATTGTTCCGACATCTCCATTATTATTTTTCCCCAAGTTACTACCGGTTATAAGCTTAGGCATTTCTGGCACATTGAGAGTCAGAGAACTGCTTCCGGTTGTCTCAACTTTCATCCTAGATACTGTTTTTAAAAGAAGACCAGCTTGTTTGCTCTCCAAAACAGTCCAATATCCATCATGGTATTGCGCGGATAAATCAAGAAGTCCATGAACAAGGGAGGAATCGTAACCAGCTGTAGCTACAGACTCATTTATCTGGAACCACTCTTTTCCCTTGAAGTTTTTAAACCCAACCGAGTTATCTATTTGGGTTATTATATTTCCATTCGCGTCGTACACCTCAAAGGTACCATATCCATTATTCGGACCGCCAAGCTTCAATGTTCCGCCTTTTGCATAGGTGAACGAAAAATATAACTGGTTGCCCTCTTTATAAACTCCTTTCACGGAACCATTATTTGTAAGAAGATTAAATATCTCTTCATGGGTAAGTGCGTCCACATCTATCACCACAGGGACAGATTGCATATCCAGCTGATTTGTAGTTCCATCTGCTGCATACAGGATAAATCTAACAGACACAATGCTTCTATCCAGTGAGCTAACAGTATAACTTTTACTCGGCTCATTTACAGTTGAAACCAATACGTTTGTAAATGTAGAGCCATCCATGGAAGTCTGCACATACCATCTACCGGAATATGCCGTTCTTGTAGCACTGTCACCATCTCGATAATAAGCTTTTGCCGTAATTGTACTTGGTACAACCTTGTCATTCTGGCCTCGTTTTAGGATATTAGATGAAAGCTCAATAAAATATGTCCTGCCAGGTACACCCTGCTCTCCTTTATCGCCCTGTTCACCTTTTATCTTCGTCCAGCTATATTTTGTCGGGTCAATGGAATCATCCGGCGTGTCGTAATCAGTATATTGGCCAATATACTGCTTTCCGGCACTGACAACTACATCAAAGCCAGTTTTTCCGTCAGCACTGTTCGCATAAGCTATGTGGAAATATGGCGTCTTTCCGTCCGCACCTGCTTTTCCAGGGATACCTTGTGCGCCATTCGCGCCTTTTACAAGTGTCCACGCGTAATCATCTGGATTAGTACTATCTTGCTCGGTAAAATCCGCATACATACCGATATACTCACGATTACTGTTCGACACAGAGAAATCTGTTTTTCCATCCGCAGAATTCGCATAGGCAATGTGTGTATAACTTGTTTTTCCATCTTTTCCGTCTGCTCCATCCTTGCCATCAGAACCGTTTTCGCCATCAGCGCCTTTGTATCGGGTCCATGTATAATCAGCCGGATCATCACTTTCCGTTGGCGTTTCCTTATTATTTGCAATTCCGATATACGCAACATATTCTGGCTCCAGATAGATTGGATTTCCTACAGTATCACATATTGTATTCCCATCTGTATCAATCCATGGAACAGTATCTGGGTTATCTGACATATCTTCGCCGTTTGGCATAGAAGCGTATTTAATCCAGGTATATCCATTCTTTCCGGGCTGTCCATCATCCCCGCGAAATTTCGCCCAGGTATAGGCAGCTGGATCCGTGCTGTCATCCTGTAAATAATCTGTGTAAGTACCAATATAAATATCTGGTGTCTTTGTCATCTGTCCAGATGTTGGATTTTCTACCGGAGCATATTTAATATGCAAATACGGCGTTTTACCATCCGCCCCGGGAGTTCCAGGAATTCCTTGTTCTCCCCTCGGTCCTTGTGGGCCTTGAATACCTTGTTCTCCTTGTGGTCCCGGTATGCCTTGGTCTCCCTTAGGCCCTTGTAATCCGTCAACACCATCTTTGCCTTTTTCGCCAGCGTAAATTTTAGATAACGAAAATCTCTTAACTACTGATAAAACACTGATATATGTTGCTTTGATGTCTACCCATCCATCGTCAGCAGATAATGCTGTTACCGTGTATGCCTTGGTCGCATTATTCCAGGATCCTGTTACGCTATCTGATTTGATAATTGTAAACTTACAATCAGATGTAATATCCTGTGTTCCGTACATTACGACCGCCTGTGTACTCACGTTACTAGGAAACGTTCCATAATTTCCATCAGAATCAACAGAAACGCCTTGGTATTCGTTACTCAGCTGCAAGGTCATATTCTTGGCAAGAGCCGCCGCTTCCTGTGCCTGTTTAGCCGCTGCTAATGCGTCCTCAGAGTCTTTCAGTGCCTTTGTAACGTCCGTATCTTTCAACTGTTTCCAATAGTATCCGTTACCTTCATTTACAAATCGGTAAGCATGGCTATTACCATCATAGTAAATATCTCCGACATGCTTGCTCATTTCGGTATCATCCAGCCACTCATTAGCTGGATAATTACTCAATGTAGGCACTGAGTTTCCTGTCCAGGTGTTTATATTCCCATCAATCTGCCCCTGCATACTGCTTAACAGTCCGTCCAAAGGTGATGCACCGATTCTGACAGAAGCACCATCAATAACGCTCTGGTTATTATCAATATCGGCTGAAAAAATAATCTTCCCGTTTGCGTCCCGAACAACTAACGCACCAGCATTAATATAACTTGCATTGATCCCTTCGGCATATAGAAGCCTTGCAATAAGTTCTCCATTAATATTTAGTCCATAAGGATATGTCTTTCCTCCATCCATGGAAATGCCGATTGCTTCAGCCGTAAACTTCCATACAATATCAGATTCTTCTAGTGTAGGCTTATTATGTGCATAATAGATATTGCTGCCATCATCCTGTGGCTCTACAGTCATGTATAAGCCACCAGAAGTTTTCAGCGTATTATTAAGCCTTTCAACGGCTTTTTCACGCTCTGTGCGTTCGTCCTTAACAAGTTGTCTTGCTTCTACCAGCGCTTTTGTAGCTGCCGACATATATGCACTGCTGTTCCGAATAGGATCATCTGCCTGTGTTTTTACAGTGGTAATGCCATTTAACGGAGATGATACATCAGTGATTGGTGTAAGATATCCATTGCCGTTTCGATCAAAACTGCGTGCCATATCACCAAATTCTAACAGAGGATTATAAAGCAAATCCCCTTGCAGATTTCGGAATTTAGCTCCGACCAAATTACCGCCAATCCATGCCGCCACAGTTCCGAGCTCACTGTCAGACAGAAGATTGTTTTCTAAATCCAACACATATCCAGCAGTTCCAAACAGGGATTCCGATTCTTTGTTTTTTACTCTGATACCAGTAATTACAATATCATCACTGGAAAGTGTAGGACTACTCACGTAATCCTCTAATTTAAACGGAACTAAGGAGCCGTTTTCGACAGCTCCAAAATTCCATTTTATAAACTGCAAATAACCTCTGTTGTCAATTCTGGCGTTTGCTGTCTCCAGCATTGCCGCCCATCCGATCAATTGTCGGAATGTCATATTATCTGGGAGCGCTGTGACAATTACATTTCCATGTGCCATAGAGGAAAACCCCATAGGGATATTCAAACTCTCGCAAGCGTCTCTTACCAGCGCCATAATCGGCTGTGGAAGCGTCAGAGCACTATAATATTTAGCATTGGTTTTATACATGTCATCCAGCGCCGTAAAGCTCAATATTTCACCGTATTGCTCTGGCGTGGTAATTGTATAGACGCCCTTATCAATCGTCTCGTATCGGTCTTCCGATGCGGCTCTTGAAAGGACTATGCTGTTTCCATCAATATCAAGAATTGGCTCGTAAAAATCATCCATCCAGATTGATTCACTAGCTGATTCTGCAACAGAAGTCTGAAGCTTCAAATAGGCATGCACTTTAGCTTGATAGAAATTATAATTTTTCCACTGATCTTCTGTGTTATCAAGTTCAAGTCTCATCGTTTTGCAGACTGTAGCGCCGACCGGGAAGCTGCTACTCTCCGCACAATCGGAAAAGTCATTGTTGCCGATCATAATCTCGTTTTCAAGTGTCTTTGTTGTTCCGTCAGCAAAGGTGATCTCCACGATTTCAATTACTTGCTCACCATCCTGCAATTTTTCTTTAAAAGTGTTTGATGCATTAATCAAGTGGATTCACCCCCTGCATATTAAATGATATTTCCGAGTAATACTCTCCCACTCGCTTTATATTGTATTGCATTTTTCCAACATAAAATTTTTCTGATCGCCATTCGTTTTTATGTGCTAACCAATGATGCAAAATAAATGGTTTTCCTTTTATAATCGCATTTACCAGATTAGTTGATTTCTCGTCAACCGGCACATTAGTTGCCTTATAACTGTATTGGATTACTGTAAAAAGTGGAGTTATCAATGCAACTCCTTTTTGAGTTCGGTTACTTCCTTCTGAATAGGTGGTTTCAAAATTACACTGCATATCCTCATCTGGCTGAGGGATGAGAAGTCCATTTATTTTATATCTATCAGTTATTGATTTGCTTATCGAAAATGCCACGTTCTCACCCCCCTATGCCAATTCAAACGGATTTGTGCCGCTTGCATCACGCCTTAACTTTGCTTCGTCAATCATCTCATCAAATATCGTTCTGCGGTTCAATTGCGCTGTAAATCGGAAGTTACCACTGCTGCCCTGCTGATGCCTTGCAAATGCATCATCAATAATTTCTCGGATAACACCTTCCGGTGCTTCCAGGTTTCGTCCGTTTTTCTGATCACCGAGTACTGCCAGAAACTCTGATCTTGGCGGAATAACGGCACCTTTTGCAAGATATGGAATTGTAGGAACTCTTGGGAAATTAGCCGTAAATCCAATTGTCCTTGAACCAAAAGGAGTTGGAACCTTCCATGGTCCAAATGTAAACGCTGATTCAATGCCGCCGATTGCACTGTTTACAGTTCCAATAGCGCTGTTTGCAATTCCGATCACCTTGTTTAGAATATCCCGGATGGTATCACGGATACCGCCAAAAATTTCCACCACTCTGTCTCTTGCCGATGTAAATTTGTTTACAATAGCATCGCGGATAGCTGCAACTTTATTTCCCACAATCGTCACGATATTCTCCCATGTTTCTCTTGCATTGGCTTTCATACCGTTCCATAAAGTTGAAGCTTTTTCTTTCATGTCGCTAATTTTTCTGGTTGCCGCTTCTGCCATTTCTCGCGTCTTTGAAGTCACAAATTTAACTATCGAAGAAACGACATTTGAAACAAGTGTTCCTATCGCATTCAAAATTCCAGTAACGGTCTCTTTCAGATCAGAAAGAATCATACTTACACCTTTGCCCATTGTTTTAAAAAAGCCAACAACAGCAGATGCTACGATCCCTGCAACTTCTTTAATTTTGTCCCAGTTTTTGTACAGTAATACGCCAATCGCAATACAAGCTCCAACGGCAATAGCAAATATCCCCCCCGGTCCGATAGCTGTTGCAATAGCTTTAATACCGCCTATAATTCCGCCGGAACCAGTCATTAATGCTATGAGGCCTTTTGCATACAACATGATCGTACTGATGCTTTTACCAATACTCGAAGCTAATCCTGCTATTTTTGTAGCGGCAAATGCTCCAATCAAAGCCGCACCGAATGCTTCAATGATTGATTGATGATCTGCAAAGAATCCAGCCAAATCAGATACTAGGTTAATCACTGTCGGAATTCCTGTTTCAATCAGCCATTTCAGCATTGGGAGGACAATATTGTTATAGATCCATTCAAGAACATTTCCGATGGATTCTAAAATTGGAGCAAATGTACTTGTTAGATTACTGATAGATTCCAGTAGAGGATAGAAATTAAGGTTCGCCGCCCATGTCGCTGTATCCTCTGCAATTTTCTCAACAAACTGCATAACTACTACAAGAGCATTTGCAATATTCTGTATAATCTGCGTTCCTACACTGTTTTTAGCCCATGCGTCCGCAAATCCAAATGCGATGCCGCCAATTGTTTTTAACACATTCTGAGCAATCTTCAGCATGGTCGTAAGCATCGTTGTGCCCGTGCCGTTTGTCCAGACCTCTACAAGGCTTTTACCTACACTTACAGCGAGCTTTTTGAGTCCATCAAGTGCGGTTTTTGCCGCATTAATAGTATTCTTGCCCTCTTTTTTCCAAGCATCCTTAAATGGCTTCCAGAGTTTTTTGAGCAGGTCAGCAAGTTTCTTTGCGGAATCACTAATCTTGTCAAGTGCAGTTTCGCCCTCTGCGAGATTACCATAGTCCACATTTCCTACTAAACTCGGAATGCCGCTGTTACCTGCTCCTCCGCTTCCACCAGATGAAGATGGTGTGGAAGATGAATTGCTACCAGTAGATGTGACTTTGTGAACTTCATCAAGTGACGAAAGATAGTTTTTTGTTTCTTTATTTGCCTTTTTCGTAGCCTTAGCATTGTCATTTGTGGCATCTGTAAGCTGTTCTGCATTATCTGCTGCCTGTCCATACTGATCTGCTGTATCTGCAATCACGTCTGTTCCGGCAAGACCTGCTCCACTTCCACTTGTCTGACCAGAAGATTTCTTTCCAGTGATAAGCTCTGTGAAGCTTTTGAAAGCATTCGCCAGAGTTGCCAGTTTACCAAGTAAAATATTGATTATTTTCAGAACAGGTGTGAAAATATTAATCAGTCCCTGTCCGACTGTTGCTTTGAGAGATTGCAGCTGTAACTGCATCACTCGCACTTGGTTCGCCCAGCTGTCAGAAGTACGGATGAAGTCACCAGATGCGGCTGATAACTGCTTCTGCACAAAAGCCAGACGAAGAGCTACTTTCTCCTGCTCGGTCATGGCGGATGTGGTTTTGCCGTATCCATTAGCCAGTGCGTACTGGTCAAGTGCGCTTTGCGTAAGGACTACGCCCAAATCTTTCAATGTTTCCGTTTCACCTGTAAACACGGATTTTAGCTTGATATAAGCCAAGTCCTGACTGATGTTATAGAATGATGCCACATCACCAGTTAGCTGTGTCAGAGCTGTTGACATATCGTAAGCCTGCGCCTCTGAGAATCCGAACGACTTAGACATTGCTCCGAACGTACCAACATACCGCTTTGCCATAGTCTCCGATAGTCCGGCAGAGGTCATAGCATTCTTAGCGAATTCATTTACTTTGTCGGACATGGTGGTAAAAGTAACATCGACCACGTTCTGCACTTCTGCAAGGTCGGAACCAAGTTCTATAGACTCTTTACCAAACTGAATTAGCTTGCCAACAGCAAACGCCGAGCCAATTAGTAAAGCTATCCTTTTCAACTTAGACGAAGCAGAGCTAGCTACATTACTAAAGCCAGTTGAAAATTCTCTTTGCATATCATCGGACGTTTTCTTAGATTGATTTCCAATTCCACGTATATGTTTTTTTACTCTTGCTGTTGAACCAGAACTGCTTCTTTCAATATGGCTCCATGCAGTAGCAAAAGCTTCACTTGCAGAGTATCCCTCTTTTCTATATATAGAAGCGATTAATGCAGCTTTTTGTTTTGCACTTTTTGAAGTATCTTCTAATATTGCGTTTATTTTTGCATTTTCAGTTTTTACAACTTTTACTGTATCAACAGATGATTTAGAAAAAAAAGATGTAATATTGCTAGAAATTTGCTTTACTTTTCCGCTCAGTGCACCAAATGACTGTTTTATATCATATACACCGCTTTTTATATTTGATGTATCAATCCTGGTATCAATAATGACTGAGCCATCAGCAGCCATGTGTCCACCTCCTAACTATTTGAGGTTCAACATCTCATTCAGCTTATCTTTATAAGCTTGCTCCTCATCGCTGAGACGTGCTTTTATGTCAATAATATTCTTGTTTTCCTGATAGAATTTCTTTTCCCATTTATCGAGCTTTTCGCCCTTTGCTTTTTTACTGCGAATTCCAACCACTGTATTAAAGAGACATTCGCCAGATTCCATAAAGTATCCGAAGAACGTCCACCAGTGCATATAAGGTACTGATCTGATTTCTTTACCGGCAACCTTGTTTACAGCCGGAACAATCATGTCTCCGTCCTGTTCCCAGTCCATTAAGCGGGGTTTGGGTTTATTCGGACTATTATCAACTTGACCGCAGTCAATAAATTCGCAAGCTTTCTGACAAGCTTCTGTAAGATGTTCTGATGGTATGCTTTGCCAATCCTCGAACAGAATCTGCAACATAACAACTGCTTTTGCCTGTTTGTCTAACTCTGGATCGTTCTGCGCAATGAGAATATCGATGATTGCTCGAAAATCCGTTCTAATAGAAAAATCCACCCCACTTATGTTTAGTGAGGTGGGAAGCTCATAGGCGGTCATTTTGTATATTTCTCCGTATACTTATTGATTGCTGCTTGCATTTTCTTTTTCCTCTTTTCGATTTCCGGTGCGATTGCTTCTGCGATCTTATCCAGAACAATATAAGCAAACACCTGACCATTACCGAATACAGTGGTTGCTGTAATTGGCTCTTTAAACAGGTCTTTTGATGCTTCGTAGCCAAGCAGATAGTTGATTTTATCCTCGATCTGTTTATTCAGTTCAGCCATTTCTTTACCGGAAGTGACTTTCTGAATGGAATCTTTGAGCTGCTCAAAATATTCTGTCAGTTCTTCTGCACGTGCTGCTACATTGATATCAGTCGGGTTAAGCTTGAAAGAAGAAAAAACTTCGTCTTCGTTATTTGTGAATGTAAAAATGAGAATTCCATCATCAATTTTGGTGTTAATTACTTTTGCCATTTAGCATGTCCTCCTTGCATATGTGTTTATTCACTTTCGGCTGTGAATGTACCGGAACTGATATCAAATTTTCCTTTTACACGCTCACCAACGTAGTTCACAGTAAACGGAATCTGATAGCCAGATGTATCACCGCCATAGGAAGTCGGTACAACGTAGCAGTCCTGCTGGTATGCTTCATACTTGCCTGCCGTGGCTTCTGTCCAAAGGTGGACCTCAACTGCTTTTGTTTTGAGGTTATCGTCTTTGAGACGTCCATCTACAATCTTCTGTAATGCTGCAAACAGATCAGAAGTAGTGTCTGCATAAAACGGATCAGCGTCGGAAGAAACTTCGTAGCCGTTATGCTTGAATGTGGATTCTCCAAGAATGTTTTTAGATGTTTCAGTATCCGGATTGAGTTCTACGTTATACTCTTCCAGATCTTTTCCGAGACGCTCATATTTCGGTGTCAGTCCTCCACAGAGAGAACCTGCATCGATATAATGAGCCATGTATTTACGGTCAATTTTGCCTGTAACTGCCATAGAAATGTCCTTTCTGCCTATAACTTTTAAAAGGCTGTGTAGGTTAGCGACTATCTCCGATTGATAGCCGGTTAGTTGTTATATTTAAGTGGTGTAATCACCATTTTTCCCAGTCATATTCGTATTTTACTGTGATTGGAAGCAACCAGTCCTGTACGCCGTTCTCCTGCGGCTCTGTGCCGTAGGAATTATCGCGAATGATGCGTTTTATCACTCGCCCTCTGGAAAGCTCTGTAAAAGCGGATAAGCGTGTCTCAGTGCCATCTACTGTGACTGGTTCCCGGCAAATCCACTTGCCAAGGTTGTCCAGAAACTTCTGAACAGATAGCTTCTGACGCTCCTTTTCGGAAGCTGTGCGATATACCACGATAAAGGGGTACTGGCACACCTGGTGCATCGTTCCGCATACATCCTCTTTTTCTGAATAGATTAATGCTCCTGTATCCGCAAAGAATGAGATACCGCTATCAGTTCCAAGTTCCTCATATTTGATTGTTTCGCCGTCATACAGTCCAGGATACTGATTCAGAAGAGCTTTCATAGCTTCTGTCAGAATCTCATAACCCTCTGCATCCTTTCCGATAGGCTTGTCTGCCATCAGCTGTTCACCTTCCTAACTTTCCACCCTAAAAGGAGCAACATGAAAAAACGGTGAAATAAGTTCGGATATTTTGTTACCGATACATTAAATGAATCACATATTTCAATAATTGCTTTAGGTTCAATCATTTTTTCATCTTTTAACTTCAAAGTTCCGCCTTTGATAAAAAATTCATCCATATCTGTTCCTCCTACTTTCCTAATATTTCAAAATGTGGTATCAGTGTATACGGTCCGCCCGCACTGGTGACTTTAAAGACATTGTCCTTGTTCTGGTTCATATATTGATAAAATCCGCTCCGATAATCACTGTCAGTTACCGTTCCACCAGTCCACTCACCCTCCCAGAAGAACGATTCATCTGAGAATGTGATAGTGTCTTCCAGAGCGTTGTTAATCTGCCTTTTCCACTCTTTAGGCGGCACCCATGGAAGAATCTTGCCCCCTTTATCTGTAATGGTTATATCGCCGTTCTGGACAGTGTATCGAACGTGTAACTGTGCGTTGTCTGTTGCGTCTGGCCCGTACTTCTTAAGGATTGCCCCCTTGTCCGTAATAAGGTCGACACCGGATAAAACATGAGGATACCAGTACGCATCTCTTGTTGTCGGACTCTCATAATAATTGAAAATCGTCAAAGTTTTTTCGTACATGATACCCTCTCCTTAATTATTCTTTCTGCGTTGTCTGCTTAATAATCTGATTCACGCCAGTGGCCGACAACCCATTAAACATACCGACTGCAACCGCCGTGATATAATCCGTTGCCGGGAAATCCGGGATAACTCCCATTCCGACAGCTCCGAGAATTCCACCAATAACCGCCATGATTACCGGAATCCATTCATCAGAGATTCTTTTTGATGCTTTACAGCCCATTCCTACAATGTAGCAAATCATAACGATTGCTATACATGAGCCAAGTGTTGAAATGTCCATATAATCACTCCTTTATGCTCCAAAATTCAGAGAAAAAGGCTCTCGTAAAGCCTTATATATTTCTCTTTCAATATCATCTTTATATACCGTTGTGAGGACACCACCGACATTTATAGTCTTTGTTTCTCTCATAAGTGGTTGTGATGCTTCTTCTGTAATGCTTGCATCTAAATAGGCTACTCCAACATTTTTACCATTCCAACACTGTTCTTTGTCTGGACAGTTTTCACAGTCTTTTCGCATATCTGAATAAGCCTTTTTATTGCAAATCATACTCACACCCCCGCATACAATACTGGTATCCCATCATCCGTCCTTACTCCCATCAGAAGCGGTAAAGCCGTCTTAAGAAGTAAGTCGTTCGTTTTCTGTACGTCCCCAGCGGCGGCATATACTGCACTCCATTCCTTTGCACTCGCTCCAATCTGCTGAGGCGTGGCGTAGGAAATGGATTCGCTGCCAGATGATACAGATGTTACAATGCCTGTTGATTTGTGACCGACATTCGTGTCGGTAGTACCAGCAGACGCTTGACTGATTGCATTCTTTTCAGCAAGCTCAATCTGATACATTAATTCAGCCAATGAACAGACCGCCTTTTTGATACGCTTCTGAGAGCGTTCATTTTCCGGCAGCCCGTCCACCAACCTGTCAAATGTCATTGTGTCCACAAAATCACTGGCTCTTTCCGCTAATCGTGGAAATTCGGTTTCTGGCACAACTGAACCGAAATATGAAGTTGTGTAAAATTCATAATCTGCATAAGCCATGCCAGTTACCTCCTACTTGATCATCATTTTGCTGTTACAGTCGCGTGTCCTGCGCTCAGTGCCTTATATGTACTGTCGCACTCAACCACTGTGATTACCTGCCCTGTTGCTGCGGTAATGTCAGCTTCTCCATCCCACGCAGTCCAGTTCTTCACATTCTGGCCATAATCTACAGTAGTCTCAGATGATGCAACTTTGTACTTGTACACATTTCCTGCGCTTGCTTTTTTCGGAGTAATAGTCACTTTTGTGTCTCCACTCTTACTTCCTGCCGCAGAATTTACAGTCAGAGTTCCAAGCGTCTGAGTTGTGTTGATAGTTCCTACGGCAATAGCATCAATGTACTCTGCAAAGAGGGTAAGTCCCATGATTGCGAATGCTTCGGATACTGCTGTGTGGTAATTGCCCTGTGTATGGAATCCGATCAGATTTGTTTCACCGGATACAGTATATACAAGACCCGCTCTTGCAAAATCAGATTCGTTCGGGTCAACATAGTACAGAACGATATTTTCAACAGGTGTAGCGATTACTGTTCCTCTCGGAATTTCACTGTCAGATAACAGGAAGATTGTGTTGAATCCCAAGAAGTCTTTCATATACTGGAAGCCGAACTGGTTCTGAATAGAAATCTCAGCTGCGCCGATGTACTCATACACGTCCAGAATGTTTACAAATCCAACAACACCAGTCACATTTCTGTGCATCTGCTTGAATTTGTTTTCTACACGACCCTTGGCCATTGCCAGAGCCATCTGGAAAGTAGTTTCCGTGAATGAGAGAGTACCTGTTTTCAGATAGTTATAAAATCTTTCAGTAACATTGGTCTGAAGCTGGAAAAGGAATTCATCATCGGTCATCTGAACAGCGTTCTCATAACCGTGATCCTTGATTGCTTCGATAGATACAGCCTTTGCGTACTTCTCGATAGTCATTTCTGCATAGGGTTTTTCTTTTACAACGAATTTGCTATAAGGGATTTCCTCGCCCTCACCAACATTTCCATTCTGTAATGTACCCTCTGCATATTTTGATTTAAGAACCGCTCCGGGTGTCTTTTTGATTGGACGCATGATACCAAGGATTTCACGTAAGTGTTCCCAGTTTCTTTCGAATCTGGTAACAAAGTCAATCTCACGTGCTGTGACCTGGATATCATTTGTCATAATAAGATTGGATTTTGCTGCCATAAAAAAAGTCCTTTCTACCCATAATTGTTAAGGTATTGGGTTAGCGGCTATACTCTGGTGTATAGTCGGTGTAAAAAATCACTGGAATAACTGGATATTCTGAGCAATTGCAGCCTGTCTCTCGGACGGGTCTTTGATTGCTTCAATATCTTTCTTTGTCATGCTTCCCGGTGTCTGCTGCTGTCCAACATGAGTAGTAAACCTTGCCTGGTTCTGCTGAGCCTGCTGCTGAGATTCATCCACAAAAGCGGATGCGTCAGACTGTTTCATCTGCTCAATCAGATCATTTAATCCGAGAATTTTGCCGTCTTTCAGTTTGAGGCCTGCTTCTTTAATGTCTGCCATAACAGACTTCTTTGCAGCCTCACTGGAAAATTTAACATCGTCAAGTGCCGTTTTGAGTGCATCCGAGAAATCACGGTCATAGATTTTTGCATTGAATTCTTTCTCTGCATCCTCGGCTTTTTGCTTCAATCTAGCAAGCTCTGTCTGAATATTTGCCGGGTCGATACCGTCAAAACTTTTTAAGGTTTCCTCTGCTTTCTCGGCACGTTCTTTCCAGTCATCTCGTTCACCCTCGACTTTTGACAGGGTTTTTGCTACTTCTTTGGCATTCTTATAATGCTCGGAGAGTGCCTTTTTCACATCTGCCTGTTTATCCTCCGGGATCTCAATTCCAAATGATTTTAATGTGTCAATAAGTTTCTGCATATATATCCTCCTGGTCGTGTTTATTGACCTGCCGCCGCAGGTAAATGGATTAAGCCAGTTAGACCACTGGCAAGGTAATGGGAAAGATAGGAATTGAACCTATAATGTTTACCACGAGGGAACGGTTTTACAGACCGCCGCAACACCGCCAATCGTTGCCGCTTTCCCAGAAGACACCTTTTCGGGACTATTTGAATTAAATTCCAGTCCACAGGATAAGGATAAACCTATAATGGAATGAAAGGAATCGAACCTCTGGCACGCTATATGTAAGCTGCTCTACCACTGAGCTACATTCCACATAACCCGGATTCCCGGGTTAGCAAGGTATTTATCGTGTTATGCCTGCCACTATCCGACTTTCACGGAAATGTTGATTCATTTATAAGGAGGTGTTACCAGTCAGTCGAACTGACTAATGAATATGCCGGAAATTGCATCCGCTTTTCAACCTCCAGATTCCGCTCAAATCTGTTTCTATTAAGGACATATTCACAAAGAAAGGAGGACATGAAACGAAAAAGAAAGCAAAAACTTCTAATCAGCAAGCCCTACAAGGTTCACCATGCCTTGCAAGATTATAGTATCACATTCCGTAAAAAAAGTTGTCCCCACATTTGCAAGAGTCAAAGCATACTTCTCAGTTTTTCAACGTATCTTTTAACAAGATCACGCTCTTCCCGGCACTCTGCATCCTTGGACATATCGCTCATTTCTGTAGTAAGTTCGTCAAGATGTTCTTCCAGAGCGGCAAGCATCTTCCTCTTGCAGTCCTCAGACTTTCCAGAACGATAATTCTGTTTCTGTGTCATATAGTCACTGTAAGTGTCTCGTCCATCAGATCGGCTATAATTTCCTCTTCCGGTTCCGTAGTCGCGACTTTCATCACCGTAAGAGGTGCCACGATCATAATCTGGGTACATCATTCTTCCATCACTGCGGCTGTATCTCCCCATGCCGCCACGTTTTCTTCCGCGCTCGCTGTAATCGTCATTGTATCCGCTACGCATTTCATCAAGGACGGCGTTGTAATACTCCACCTTTTTGTCCCAGTACTGCGTATTTTTTATATCTTTGTACATATCAATCAACTTGTATGTCATTTCCAAGTTTCCAGTGGTCAGCCCACTATCTGCGATTTTTGCAAGCTCGTCTTCTATCCTTGCGCATAAATCCTTGATATCTCTCATAACTGCACCTCCTACGCTTCTCTAGTCACGACAATATTTGCGTTCGCAACAGAAATAGCCTGATCGCTTGTGTTCTCTACTGCAACATTAACGCAACATCCACGAGGTACATCAATATATATGCCAGAGGACACATTATTGTACTGGTCTACTGCTGCCGGTGTGGAAATCATCTGAGAAGAAAGAACCGGCTCACCAGAGATTGCAATAGCCAGAGAAATAGCTCCGACAGTACCGCCTGTTGGAATTGCGATATTACCAGAAAAATCCACAAAGAATCTCGCTTTGCACTGATTAGTCAGTCCTCTTAGAGTTATAATTCCACTTCCCTCTCTGTGCTGAATACAGTTAGAACCTTTGACTGCTGTGTTTGAAAATACTACGTTTCCATTTGCTGCTACAGTCTGAGCAGCTACATTTGTAAATTCTGCCATAAAAATACTCCTTTCATAATATCACAAAAGGACAGGTCTCAGCCTGCCCCTCTGTGTAATACGGCATAAGCCGACATCCGAATCGATCGAAAGATACTCTCGATATGAAGTTATCAGCAATTGCATCCAGCGTTGCATCCGCATCCGTAATATGTGTTCGGGTTCGGTACCTGGTAAGCCGGAATCGGTGCTGGATTAATCGCATTAATAAGCTGCTGCGTCTGAGAAGCCATTGCAGTTGTAAGCAATGCAGACTGACGATCCTGAGATGCAGCACGTCTGAGGTCATTGTTTTCAGCCTGGAGATTGGATATCTTCTCGTTGCACAGGTAATCAAGGATTGCCCTTGTTCCGGCGTTCTGGCTGTCGATAATGTCTCTTGTGTTACTGTTCATGGTGTTCTGCAATGCACAGGTATTCTGTGCCATGTTATAGTTTATGCCCTGGATTGCTTCTCTGGTTTCGCAGCAGCAGTTTGCAAGCTGTGCCTGGAGTGCATTGGTATTCTGCATATTTGCTACAGTGTCAGCGTTAATAGCCTGCTGGATGCCAAAGCCAGTCTGCATGATGTTGGTGTTGATTCCGTTAAATCCGGTAAGCATACCGTTATTCATGGCGTAGAAGCCATCACAGAGACCATTGTTGATTCCGTCAAGTTTGCTAATCACAGCGGAGTTGTCGAATCCTCTCTGAATATCCGCCTGAGTAGCTGCCGTGGCTGCATATCCGCCGCCGTTTCCATTATTTCCCCAGCCGTTGTTTCCCCATCCGAAGAAAGCAAAAATGAATAAAACAATAATCCACCAGCTACCATCTCCACCAAACATGCCGTCATTATTTCTACCATTTCCAGTAGCAGCGGCAATATCTGCTAAGCTATAATTTCCATCCATAATATAATCTCCTTTATTGTATTTACATCAATCTGGCCAGATTGTAATGTACTATTTCATTCCTTTCAACATGTGTTGGAATTGTCCTGCCATCTGTTGGACCTGATTAAGTTGCTGCTGAGAAATCCGTCCAGACTGCAGCATCTTCTCAACTTCTGCTTTCGGGTCCCCCTTAAAATTCTGCCTAAACTGCATAAACTGCTGTATCATCTGCATTGGTCCGTTTCCCTGCGGCATCCCGCCGCCAAGTACGTTAAATAATGGATTACTCATCTGCATTTCCTCCCTTGGTCGCTGATTCCTGTACGGTATTAGCCCTAACAGGTTCAGAAAATGAATTTAATCGGTTTATGATAGCTTCGTATTTGCCTTTCAAATCATCGTATTCCTGTCGAGTAACATATTTACTGTCCATGTTCTGAACAGACTGTTTAGGCGGCATCTGAGAGCCTATCTCGTGGTATTCAAATGTCCGCAGTGGCTGTGGCATACCGGATACATCTGTGGATTTTATGTAGAACTTTTCACTCTCTGAATCCATCAGTAAAACGCTTGTCCCAGGTGCTACCAGATAGGATTTTGCGCCGACTTCGCCGGATACCCACAGGATACCGCTATTATTCTGTTGGGGTTGCTGTACTGGTTGAGCTGGAATCTGGACAGGCTGTTGCTGGAACTGGTTCATCTGCCCAGGAACGCCAAAACTATATTGATAAGGATTGTTATATAATGCCATCTTATACACCGCCTTTCTGATTATATTTTTGCATAAAAAAAGAACCGGAAACAGGTCGTTTCTGGCTCTAATTAGTATCTAAAAAGTATCAGCACACTTTGATTATTTTATTGTTTACTCGGCGGCTTAATCGTTTCGCCGTAGATATGCTCACGTTCATCTGTTCAGCACAGTATTCGAGCGTATATTCCTTGCATCTCAGCCGGAACAGTCTTTCTTCGTCCGGTGTGAAATTACACTCTATCAAGAACCTGTCTATATCTTTTTTCGTGAACACATATAATTTCATGAGCATACCCCTTACTAATGCTAACGTTGATTCTGCGCAAGATAATTTGTAAGCTTCTGTTTTGTTTTTTTTAATTCTTCCACATTATTCCCACTGATCTGACTGTCCAGCATGGTTGATAACACTTCCAGAATTAATGAATCTCGTTCTGCGATTCTCCGAAGACTTTCATAATCTCGTCTATCATGTTCTTCTAGTGTCTCTACTCGCTTATTAAGTCGAAATGCCGGTGTAATCCACTTAAAGATTACTGCTGCCGCACCTCCGACAATAGACACCCCTCCGCAGATTGAGAGGAAAATCTGTACAAATTCTGATATGCTCATTTAGCTACTCCTTCTCCCAGTAATATACCGGGATCTCATTACCGCTATCCCATGTATCGAAATATTTGCCCTCTTGTACTGTCACCACATGGCCATCTATGCAAAGAATGTATGTACCAGTAGGATGATCTGCGCAGAAATCATTGACTGTATAAATATACCTCTCTGACTGTTCCACAAGCTTTCTGTGATATCCATGCCTTGCCAAATATGATCCCCATACATAATTAGCGCTTGGCATATCTGATAGCGAGCAAGCATATACCATTAATCCTGTAAATACCGTCTCCCAGTCAAGCTCTAACGCCTTGCATATCGCCCGGACAGCACAGTCGCCTACACGATTCCCGGCTGGATTCGGATTAAAATATACCCATCTTTCCATATCTACCTCACTTTGCCCTCATAAATCTTTTTGCTCCTGCATTTGCCCTGGACTGCTGCTTATATCCAAAGTCTGCTACCTTGTTACGGTAATATTGTGCTGCAAGATTGTTTTCCTCGCAGAATTTATTATACTCCTTATTCTGTTCAGTCAGTTTAAAAGCCATTCGATCATATTCCGATCTTAGTTTTTCTTTTTCAGATTCTGGTACATCGTCTGAGTTGATTTCTTCGTTTTTCATTATCAGCCGGCGTTTAGTCGCTCTGATTGAACGCTCCATTGCTCGCTGCTTCTGTGTATCTTCATAGATCTTTTTATTCTCTTCAGAATCAATCTTGTGTTCATCCGCCCAGGGATTCCGTAAGCCTTTCGCCCATGGCTGGTGACTGTGGCGGCAATTATAAGAATGCAATCCTCCCGGAATAATAACAGTTCCCTGTCCTGTCTTCGGGTCAATGTCGTACCCTGTATGCTCTGCCAAGTTCGGATAACCTGGTTCTGATCCTCTCAGACGATATGCTTTACCTTGCCATCCGGCATGGTTGGAAATTTCGTCCTTGCCGGTTCTCGCGCCTAAATGAGCCGATACGAGGACGTAATTGGTCTTTGCCTGGACAATGTATTGGTTCGTCACCTGCGCCGCTGTCTGGTTCATACTTGTTACTACGCAGCACCTCACAGCTGCTTCAAGGGTTCTTTTTGCACCACTTGTTGGATAATCCACCATAATTCCTTTTTTGGCATAATTGTCCAACACATCACAAATTGCAGAGGTGTAGGATTGCACACCGGAAGCAACACGAATTTCGGCTTTATCCAGCAGATTAATTAGATCACGCTGAGATTGATTTATGGTAGTCCTACTCAGGTTGCTAAGCTCTCCTAATGTCTTTTTAAATTCTGCGTCCATCACAGCAATGACTTCTGGATTTTGCAGTGGTGGACTTATATTCTCGTCAATCCCTAAAAGAATATCTTTATCATTATCCCAAGATGTCATTACGGCATTTTGCAGGATCCGTCTAAGCTCTGGCTGTGTCATTTTTGTAAGCTTCTGCAGTTTCTGTTCAATGGCAGCTCTGCTTTCTCCCATTTGCGTGAGCTTCCAAATGAGCCGATCAGCTGTGGCGGTCATACCGCCAGTCTGGAGAATACGCCTGGAAATGTCCGTCATTATAAAATCTTCTAGTTCTTGATAAATTGCAAGGATCTTTTTTTCTTTTCCGTGGAAATACTCTGGAGGAAGCATTATTTACCACCTGCCGTTTCTTTTACAAGCCTCACCCAATCAGATAGATGTTCCTGCTTAGCACGCTCAAACCAATGGTCAGACGTCCCTGGTGTATGATATTGTAATCTTCTTCCTGTGGGTGATTTTTTAGGTGGAGATGTCCATCCGATAATATTGCCTTGTGCATCCTTGAGCGGAATATTCGGACCATATACCTCGCCCGTGTACAGATAATGAGCGTAAGGAGTATTATATTCAATCTCGCCACCGTCAATTCCCTGCGGGTATCTTACGCTACTTCTCAATGCTCCTTGCTGGAAAGGTACATAAGGCTCGCAGTCCGCTACAATCTGCATATTCAGTTTCGTTTGCGCTTCTTTCAAATTGCCATCAATCCGCTTTGTATCGAATTTGATATGTACATTTCCAACATGATTATTAATCTTCATAGGCTATTCATCCCCAAATAATCCACTTGCTTTGTTTTCCTTATTCGCTTCTTCTGCGAGAGCTTTCGCGTCCTCTTCGCTAAATCCTTCAAATTTTACCAGATAGTACCAGAACGGAATCTTGCCAGTGGTCACATACTGCCACCATCTTGCACGGTCGTTTTCACGCACATACAGAATATCGCCAAAGTCATAATTTACTTTATAGGCTCCAACAGGTGCAAGTCCGTACAGATCAGCGTAAACGTTCAATGCGTAAATAACTTCGTCCAGACAGGATTCCAGTTTGTCACGCACATCTTTAATGAACTGCACTGTCCTCTGCTGTTCCGCTTCTACTCCTGTAGCTGTCTGAATGCCGCTAGATTCGTTAAAAACAAAGTACCCGTTAGAGAATCCAATCTTATATCCCAACTGGCTTAAAAGGGCATTTATGCCGCTTATACGGGTATCTGTGTTGAGAATTGGATTGATTTCCTGGTAAAACTCTTTTTCATCCTGTCCGAATACATTTTTTACATAATCCGGCAAGCTCATTTCTGAACATCTATGTTCCATTGCCTGTGGTGTCATAGCGGAGACAGGTGAACCACTCGGCATCAACAATCTGTCATCTGCTAGAACAGTCCGCTTAGAATCAAGGATTTCTTTTGCATTTCGGCTGTATGCAATGTCCAGGTCTTTTAATTCTTCTATAGCTTCCGCAAATATCGGAAGTCCCAGTGGCGTGCTAATATCCACATTGTTAGCCTGTGGTGTCCGAAGTACTCCGTACAATGGTCCGTCCAGTTTCTCACCGTTTACTTTGAGAATCGGCGGTGTATCTGCCATAAGATCAGCCCACTTGGTTTGTTTGAGGTCAATCTTGTCTCCGATGCTTTGAGGAGATTTTGATACATAAGCTCTGTTTGAAACATAATACGGATAGGTTGTCACTCCGTCCACGGTGGTCTCGACAAATCTATGATATTCGAGCCTTGTGTAGTATTTTCTTCCGACAGTATAAGAATCCTTAAATATAATCCCTTTGATTTCCTGATTGTTATAATCTACAATCATCACGTCTGCCGGTGTAAATACATCAAGGCTCTCGCCGTTCGGCTTAATGAACACGGTTCCGTAAGCACAGCCATATTCTACCCAGTGCCGGATTTGGAAATATACCTTGTCTATCTGCTCCTGTAGCCACGTAGCCCTTGCGGAACCGTCAATCTGAATGCCAATCGCCAGTGTTGCGAGCCGAGCTGTTTCTGAACACACAGATTTAGCAAAATTAATCGTCTTGATATTATTCTTGTCATCTATCCATTCCGGTACTCCCCTGTAAATGTTCGCGCACCGGTTAATCAGCGCTTCCATCTCTTGGAATTCTGCTGCCTGGATATTAAAGTCCTCTTCGGCTTGTTTTTTGAATATCATGTTAAACCACCTTTTTAGCGTTGTTATAAGTCCCATTATGCACTGTTACCTCGTCTGGTCCACATTGATTCTGTGGCGTATCTGGTTGCATCAATCAGATGATTATCTTTATCTGGATAGCCACTGATGATATTTCCATCTTTGTCTCGCTCGTATTCATACTTTTTAAACTCTTTTCTTGCATTCGGAGTTCTGGCAGGGTCAAACACAAGCTTTCTTCTTTGCAGCCACTTCATGGAGTATTCAATGCTTCCCGGTCCTTTAATTGCTGGTCTAGCAGGCAATCCGAAATCTCTGTAATCATTTACTGACTTAGGTTCTGCACTATCGCTTGTAATCGTGTAATCATCGTAACCACGCCGTTTAATTTCTTTTGCAGTCCATTCATTTGATTTTTTGTTCTCATATATTTCATCAATGAAGTATATTGTTTCTCTGGCAGAATCATAATATAATCTAATAAATCCATACGGGTCCGGGAACCATCCCCAGTCATTGCCCTGATAGATTCTATCAAAGTGACTAATTTCTTCGTCCGTGATAGTTCTTTCTTCGATGTATTCAAAGATATTTCCACCATTTCCGTTGGCTTTTCCTAGATACTCATTTTCGTAAGCATCTGGGTTCACTTCTTTTAGATGTTCAGCATCTGCAAGGAATATATCTCCAAGCCATTCCTGTTCAATGTCAAGATTAAGATATGTACTATGCACAACCAGTGCGCTATCATCTTTTTCTTCTGCTTCTGCTGTATATTCATTCGCCCAGTTATTCTTGCTCCTAGGCGGGTTGAACGACTTGAACTTATATGCTTCATTTCCACCTCGGATAGCAGACTGCTGAATATTTCGTATTTCTTCCGGGCCGGCAAACTGGTCAAGTTCCTCGAACCAGACAATGCCGATATAACCAAACTCCGGCTTGATAGACTTAATCTTCAACGGATCATCAGCACCACGAAAGTATATCTTCTGCCCAGTAGGCTTATATGTAATCTCCATGGGAGATACTTTACAGGTAAATTCCTCATTTAGATCTAATTTATCAATCGCCCATTTCATCTGAGCGTAAACAGAATCTTTGATAGTATTTCCGACTTTTCGCAGAATCAGAGCGTGCATGTTCGGATTATTCTTCAGCAGTTCCGGTATAATCAATGATATTGTCGATGACTTCATGGATCCACGCCCGCCGGGGAGAATGTATTCACTATGTTTCTTTTTCCGGATATCTCTAATCATTTTATGAAATACGTCCGGGACAATATCCAGATCAATATGATATTCATTTTGTAATCTGGCTTTTTCTTCTGCTTTCCGCTGCTCTTCTCTGGCTTCTTTTATAGCAAGTGTCTTTTCCAGATCATTCATAGATTTCAGCTGATCGGAGAAATCTGGAGCAAATCCGAATGAATCAGTCAGCTCACCTCTTGCGATCATGGAACGGCGTTGCTGAATTTCTGCCAGAGACATGATATCAGTACCTTTTTGTTTTTCGATGAGAGACTGTTTTGCAGCTATATAGGAAGAAACCTCAAGTTTTTTCAAGTTCTGTTGTCCCATTGAATATGCTGTTTTCTCGCTATACCCAGCTTTTCTTGCGGCATCAGATGCATTTCCGCCATTCTTTATATATTCATCTGCAAACGCTTTCTGTTTAGGCGTCAAGTCCATCTAATCACCTCTGTCTATCCTCATTTTCTGACCGCCTCCCATATTTCTTTTAGGCACATTACCACATCATACTGGGATGCAGTTCGGAGTATTTCGTAATCGCAATTTTTCCATTCACCCCTTTTTGTGAGGTGAAGTGTAGGTGTTGATATAATTGTTATTGTAATCAATCGTTCCTGCTCATGGCTGTAGAATTGTGATGTTCCAATTTTTATAATTAATCCAGTAGATAATATAGCTTTTTGAAGTTTTCTCATAACTGCTTTTAAGTTTGCCACATTATCACCTCACAAAAAACTGCCACATATGGCATATAGTCATAGATATATACTATATTACCATACATGGCAGAAAAATTTGTCCCCACATTTTAATATTAATTGTAGTATTATATTTCTCTTAGTTTTCTTAGAGTATCATAAAACATAGCCATTGCCTTGCGCTTGTATGCGTAGAAATCGTCTCGCTTTGCCGGTATGTATTTCGTTTTCATGATACGGTCATAGGATTTGTTTGTTACAATAGATTCATACACTAAAAGCTCAATGCCTGGAGGACAAGAACTTATGCAGCAGTGTAAAATATCGTGTCTCTGCTCTGGTGTAGCTTTCTGGCATATATCCTTTAAACGGTTAATATCTTCTGGATATACGCCAAAATCGACAAGTGACTTTTGCCTGGTTCGCATATTATCACTCCTTTTTATGTACAGTTCCACATTCCAATCAAGTACACGACATACATTGCAGAATAAAATGCCGTGAATGATATATTATTCTCAACAGCTGCTCTATGGGCTTTTACCATTGTATAGAGTGCAATTAAAAAATTAATAATTATCCCTGTTGCTTTTAGCTCGAACATATCATCACTCCTTTTTCATTGCTATTTACGCTTACCACCCACACACGCCGCCCAGAGAAGAATACCGAATGCTCCGAACAGTGTGCCTAATGTGAATGCTATTAAAATATCAATCATTATTCTTCATCTCCTCCAACTTCTTCTCTATTGGATTAATAATCTCTTCCAATACATGCTGCTCATACT